GGTGGAAGGTACTCAACGGCCTGATCAAACCTGATACGTGGCTATGGATGATGACGGGCACCCCTGCCGCGCAGTCCCCTTTGGACGCCTACGGCTTGGCTAAGTTAGTCAACCCCCAAGGTGTGCCCCGCTTCTTCTCATCCTTTAGGGACATGGTCATGCTTAAGCTGACCAACTTCAAGTGGATGGCAAAAGAGAACGCAACAAGCACAGTATTCAACGCCCTGCAACCTGCGATCAGGTTCACTAAGGATGAGTGCCTAGACCTACCTGAGATGACGTACGTCAAGCGTACAGTCGAGTTGACCAAGCAACAGCAGAAGTACTACGACCTGCTTAAGAAGCGCATGGTGGTGCAAGCCGCAGGGGAAGAAATTACGTCAGTGAATGCTGCCGTGAACATGAGTAAACTCCTGCAAATATCTTGTGGTGCGGTATACACCGACACAGGTGAGACCATTGAGTTTGACATCAAGAACCGCTATGCCGTACTGCAAGAAGTTATTGAGGAAGCAAGCCAAAAGGTTTTAGTGTTCGTGCCGTTTAAAAGCGTAATCACTATCCTGACAGACAAACTCAATGCCGAGGGTATCAAGACCGAAGTAATCAGTGGTGATGTGCCCTTAAACAAACGTACCGACATCTTTAACAGATTCCAAACTGACCCCAACGACACACGGGTGCTTGTTATCCAACCTCAGTCAGCCGCCCATGGCGTAACCCTGACTGCCGCAAACACTGTAGTGTGGTGGGGGCCAACCTCGTCCCTTGAGACCTACGCACAAGCCAACGCCCGAGTGCACCGATCGGGTCAGCGGCATCCAACAACGGTGGTACAACTCGTGGGGTCAGGTGTAGAAAGACACGTTTACAACTTATTAGATAACAAAATAGACGTTCATACAAAAATAATTGATCTTTACAAAGAAATACTTGAATAAAGGATAAAACGCCACTATAATATAGATTCCAACAACCAAATGGAGAACGAAGATGACAGAAGAAACAGCCAAAGTACCAGTTGAAAAATTGGTCAAGGTATATTTGAAAATGAAGGCCAAGCACGACGAAGCCCGTATCGCCTACGAGGAAGGGGAGAAAATTCTCAAGGGGCAAATGGACAGAGTCAAAGCGGCTTTACTTGTGTACTGCAAGGAACAGAACATTGAGAGTGTGCGTACGGAAGAAGGTTTGTTCTACCGCACTGTCAAGTCAAACTACTGGACGAACGATTGGGAGTCCATGCGTAAATTTATTGTAGAGCAGGGCGTGCCCGAACTTCTACATGAGCGTTTGCATCAGGGGAACATGAAACAATTCCTTGAGGCCAATCCCGAACTGCTACCACCGGGTCTCAACGTGGATAGTGAATACACCATAACTGTACGGAGGAAATGATGACAGAACCGTTTGTGCCAATCGAAGCGTTGGCTAAACAATTTACAGTCTCAGTCTCGACTGTACGTGCTTGGTTGCGTCAGGGCTACATCCCTAAAGATACATACGTGAAGATAGGCAACACCTATCGTTTCAATGTGTCCCAAGTGGTAGCCGCCCTGTCTAGCAAACCCAAGGACGACGTGAAGATGATTGAACCTGACACTGGACTACCCGTCCAACTTGAATTTGATTTTGAAACAACTGATAAAGACATTTAACTGGAGAACGAAATGAGCGAATTAACAATTTTTGGTAAGCCTAACAACGCCGCCCTTGCATTACTCAGCGGTATCGAAGATAACTTGACAAGCACCCTTGCGGGTAGCACAGGTAGCGGCAATCGTCGCATCTCAATTGAAGGCGGCGCATTCCGCGAGTTCATTGGCGGTAAAGAAGTTCGCGTCAGCGAAGAACGTGCGATGAACGTTGTGTTGGTCAATGCCGCACCCGTATCCCGTATGTTCTTTGAGGGCGTGTATCAAAAGGGTAAGGTTACCAAGCCAACATGTTGGTCGTCTGATACCCAACGCCCCGACCCCGCTGTTCCACAAGATCAGCGTCAATCATCTCTCTGCAAGGATTGCACACAACACGTTAAGGGTTCTGCCGCAAGTGGTGAAGGTCGCGCATGCCGATTCCAACAACGTATTGCTGTGATGATTGAGAGCGAGTTGGGCAAGCAAGAAGTCTATCAAATCAACCTGCCCTCGACATCAGTGTTCGGCGATGCAGAAGGTAAGAAGATGCCACTGCAAGCCTATGGTCGCTACCTTAAGGCGCACAACACACACGCTGTTAGTATCGTGACTGAAATGCGTTTTGACATTGACAGCGCAACACCTAAGTTGATCTTCAAGCCAGTACGCGCCTTGGAAGAGAACGAGTTGAAAGCCGCTTTGGAAATGCGTGACCACGCTGACACTGTCAAGGCAATCACGTTGAACGTGTCTCAGATGGATGGTGTGATTCCCGCACCGAAAGCCATCGAAGCCGCACCTGCACCCAAGGCCGCACCAAAACCTGCCAAGGTTGAAGCCGAGGAAGTTGTTGAAGAACCTATCAAGGTAACAAAGAAGGCCGCAACCCCTGCGGCTGAGAAGTCTGATATTGCCGACATCGTGGGCGATTGGGACGACTAAAAGATTTGGGAGAAGACGGCGAAAGCCTGAGACCGGCAACCGTGGTTAATGTTCAAGCACGGGTCTTCTCCCATCCTTTCAGTTATCTCATTCACTTTAACTATCGGCGGATATGGAAACTAAAACATTTTTGGAGGCAGTGTTGGGAGACGCTGGGTTCTACTGTGTCTTTGCGGGTCGTTTATCGGACGAGCGCAAGGTGCAGAAGTTCTACAGTTCTCTCGACGAAGTTATCCATGCCGCCCACAATTTGGACAACGAAGGTTATGACGCTTATTTTGCACTCGGTACGTTTGAAGAGGCGGGGTCTCGTAAAGTACCCAACGTAAAACAACTTAGGTCGTTCTTCTTAGATTTAGACTGTGGGCCGTCAAAGGACTACGAAACACAGGCAGACGCGTTACTAGCACTACGCACGTTCTGCAAAACAGTAAGACTACCGAAGCCAACACTCGTAAACTCAGGGCGTGGTATTCACGTGTACTGGCCACTGACTGAACCTGTTTTACGTGAAACATGGATTCCTGTTGCGGAGCGGTTCAAAAGACTATGCCGTGAACACAATATGTATGGTGACCCTGCGGTTACTGCTGATGCGGCTCGGGTGCTTAGAGTTCCCCTGACGCACAATCACAAAGACACCCCACCGAAAGCTGTGGTGTTTATCGGCTCCCCTGCCGACCCAATTCCTTTTGAGTTGTTCTGCAACTTGATTGGAGATGATGAGGTGCCTCTTGCATCCAAGAAGTACGCACCCCGTGAAGCGGACGCAATGATGCAAGCCCTGTCGGGTAGTTACATCAGCCGTTTCAAAACCATCCTGATTAGAACTCAGGCGGGTAGCGGGTGCGCACAGATTGGCGAAGCGGTGATGAATCAAAACAACATCTCCGAACCACTGTGGCGAGCCGCATTATCTATTGCTAAGTTCTGTGTTGATGGGGGCAAAGCCATCCACAAAATTTCAAGCAACCATGAGGAATACACTGCCGAGCGTACCGAAGCCAAGGTTGACCTGATCAAAGGCCCATACCTGTGCGAACGCTTTGACGAGTATCGCCCTAATGTCTGCACGAACTGTCAACATTGGGGCAAGATCAAGTCACCCATTTCGCTTGGGCGCGAAGTACAAGAGGCTGAGGAAGCGGATAACGTAGTGGTGCAAAAGCCGCTAGGTATCCACAACGCAACCCCTATCAAGTACAACATACCCAAGTACCCCCACCCGTATTTTCGTGGGAAGAATGGTGGGGTGTTTAAGCACTCCAAGAACGCTGAAGGCGAAGACAAAGACGTCATGGTTTATTTCAATGACCTGTACGTTGTTCGTCGCTTGAAAGACCCCGAGATGGGCGAAGCGTTGGTGATGAGGTTGCACCTGCCAAGAGACGGGGTGCGTGAGTTCACGTTACCTTTGACTGCGGTGGGAACTAAAGATGAGTTCAGAAAATACTTAGCCGCGCATGGCGTTGCCGTCTTGAACGTGGGTGAGTTGATGGAGTACACAATGAGATGGGTAAACGAGTTACAGTTTACGGCTGAAGCTGACGAAGCACGTAGACAGTTTGGTTGGACAGATGACAAGGGCTCATCCTTTTGCCTTGGCAATATGGAAGTGTTCAAAGATCGCGTTGAGATCAATTCACCTTCAGGTGCAACTGCGGGTCTATTCCCTGCCTTCAACCCAAAAGGTTCGTTGGAAGAGTGGAAGAAAACTCTGTCGTTCTACAACAAGCCCGGTATGGAGATGCACCAATTCATAGTTGGTATGTCATTCGGTGCGGTGCTGATGGAGTTTCAACCAATCAATGCGGCGGCGTTTCACATATACAGCAAAGGCTCCGGTCTTGGTAAAACAACAGCGATGTTGGCGGGTGCCTCGATATGGGGTGACCCTGAACTGACTATGCTCCAAGAGCGTGATACGTACAACTCAAAGATGAACCGCGCTGAGGTCTACAAAAACCTATGCGTATACATGGATGAGATGACCAACACCGCACCAAAAGACCTGTCCGATTTTGCCTATCAACTTCCCAGTGGTATGCAACGCAACCGGATGGGGCCTAAAGGTAACGTTGAGCGGGTACGTGGTAAGCCATGGAAAACTTTGTTTGCCACAACAGGCAACACCAGCATGATTGAGCGCATCGCGCTATACAAGGCTCTGCCACAAGCGGAAGCCCAACGGGTATTGGAATACAAGGCCATACCTGTTAACTTTGAAACCAAAGAAGAGACAGACAAGTTCAGTGCCGCGATCAAGGAACACTACGGGGTAGCGGCTGTACCCTATCTTC